TAATATCCAATAAAGATTCTATAATAATCTATAAAAGGTTTTTTTGTTTTAATATAGAATTTGCAAAGTTTAAATACAATGAAAAAGAATTGTTTTACGCAATTAAGTATTTAAAGCATTTAAATGATAAATGGTTAACACGAATTTAGATATGAGAGATATATATATACCTACTCCTCCAAGTGCAGAAAGACTTATAGAGATAGAACAAGAGCATCTAGAAGCCTTACAAAAGATATATGATGAATGTGATGACAAAATAGTAGAGGCTAAGTTATACTACTTTAAAGATACTAGAGGGGTAAAGCAAAAACACAATATGCTTTGTAAGGCTAATGGTAGACCATTCTATTCAGCAGATGAAGAAAAATGTTGGGGTAGTGCTATAGTAATTGGAACAGAATTACAGAGATGTAAAGACAATACTATATTAAATATAACGGCAACTTACTCCTATAACTTAACAGAAGAAATGTTAAAGATGTATGAAGATAATAATAGACAATTAATAATTAATAAATAAATAGATATGAAAAATAGTAAAGTAGTAAATGTACAAGGTTCTGGAATGTTTAAAGAACTTTATGTTTTTGAAGTAGAGTTAGAAAACAAAGATGTTGGTAAAATATATCGTAAATCAAATGAATCTAAATTAACAAGTGGACAAGAAATTTCTTACACTATTAACGACAAAGGAAGTATTAAGATTGTAACTGATTATCAGAAAAACAATCCTACACAGTCAAGTCCACAAAAGTCAGATGATGTACAGAAATTAATTGTAAGACAGTCAAGTTTAAAATCAGCAGTAGACTTTAATAATGATTGTACTGCTGAAGAAGTTTTACATAATGCAGAGAAGTTTTATAATTGGGTTATGAATGAAAATAACAAATCAGATAATTTTGATAGTAGATTAAAAAGTAAAGTTAATGAAATAACTTCTGCTTTTGATGATAAATTTAAAGGTTCTACATCTGATGATTTACCTTTTTAAGATGACTGATAGAGAAAAATTTGAATCATTGTGCGACCTTACTACAAATTTAGTAGGGTTGCAACAAGGTTCTTTATCTTTTAGAACTAGAAAGCAAGAGATATTAGTGCCTAGAATGGTAGCATCAGTTATTGCTATTATAGCTAAAGACATACATCCAGAAACAATAGCTGATATTATAAAAAAAGACAGGACATCTGTTTTACATTATAGAAAAACTCATAAACATAATTATCAATCTTTTCCTGTTTATAGAGAAGTTTTTAATAAAGTATATAATGCTTATTTAGAACAAGAGAAGTTTAAATTAGTATTTAAAGATAGGGATGATTTAATTAGACATTTAATAGATGCAGGAATTAAGACTGTTATAAAATCACAGGTAAAAATAAAAGTAAAATGTGGAGATATAAAACATTTTGTACATACTAACTATTTAGATTTTTCTAATAACATTGATATTATTAATGAATCATTAAAGGACTATGATTACTCTATAGACATAATTACTACATGAAAGATAATCCTAGTTACTATGCTATTATACCTGCCAACGTAAGGTATTCAACATTAAAGCCTAATGCTAAATTATTATTTGGAGAGATAACTGCGTTAAGCAATAAACATGGTTATTGTTTTGCATCAAATAATTACTTTGCTAATTTATATAATGTAAGTAAAAACACTATATCTTCTTGGGTTTCTGATTTAAAGAGTTATGGTTTTGTTAATATAGATATAGAAAAAGATATTAATAAACAAATCATCCGAAGATGTATAAGTATCACGAAAATAATGGATACCCCTATACACGAAAAGATGGAGTATAATAGTACAAGTATTAATACTACAAGTAATAATATATCTATAAAGGAAAAATTTGTTAATCAAGTTATGTTTTTTGATTACCCAAAAGAAATGAAAGAAGATTTTATAAGTTACTGGACAGAAGGAATTAAAAAGATGAGGTTTCAAAAGCAAGGAACATTTGAAATTAAATTAAGATTATCCAGATGGCAGAAAAATTCTAAGAAATGGGATAAGCCAAAAAAAATAGGTACATCTAAATTAGATTCACAGATTAATGAATGGCAAAAAGCTAAAAATTTATTATGAGTTATATAGATGAAATAAAACAAGCAATATATTTTAAAAAGTTATATAAAGAAAATGTTATAGATTTAGATAATTATTTTAAATATAGTGGTAAGCAGGAATATAATAATAATCTTGTAGACATTACTCCAGAGTATAGGGCTAAAGTTTATATACGGCAAATGAATGATATGAATAAATATAAATTAAAAAAATGAAAACATTACAAGATGAAAATTTTGAAGAATTAAAAGTTAAAACTTTAGACTTAATAGCTAAGACTTCAGTAGAGTTAGGACATAGAACAGATGCTAAATCAATGGCAACTCTTGCTAAGATATTTGCAGAGGATTTACAAAAAGAGTATAGGTTTAGAAGAATGACTTTTAATCAAATAGATGATGCTTTTCATGTAGGTGTAAGATATGCAGAGTCTGAACCATTTTTAAATATTAGAACATTTTTTAAATTTATTAACGCTCATAAAATAGTAGTAGATGATGCTAGAAATAAAGTAGAAGTTTTAAATCAAAATCCTAAACAAGTTCTTTATTATCAAGAACAAATTAAATTATTAAAATAACTAAATTATGAAAGAAAATTATAAAAAACTTTATGAAACTGTAGAATATTTATTTTTAAATGAAAAAAAAATAAGCAGCAAACAACTTTCAAAACTTCATTGGTTTGAAGTATTTGAAAAATTTATAAAAGAAAAAAATATAGATTTATATAATGATGCAAAAAAAAATACTAATAAATTAGAGAACAACAATTATTTTACAGAAGAAGAATTAAAAAAATTTAAATCTTAAATTAATTAAAATGAAAATAATAAAAATAAATAAAGAAGAAATTAAAAACGCAACAGATGCAATTAAATGGCATCTAAAAAATTATGGACATATTACTAGCCTAGAAGCTATTAATCAATATGGAGTAACAAGACTAGCAAGTATTATTTTTAATCTAAAAAAAGATGGATATACTATACATAGTACAGATTTAAAATTTACTACTAGGTTTGGTAGACCAACAAACATATCTAAATATTTATATTTTAAACCTAAACCTAATCATGAGCAAAAATTAATATGGGGGTAAAGACAATTAGTAAGTTAAAGAAAGAATTAGATAAGTGGTTTAGTCTTTACATTAGGCTAAAATTATCTACTCCAGAAGGAATTGTAAGTTGTTGTACTTGTGGTAAGTTAGGACACTACAAGGTCGGTATGCAAAACGGACATTTTCAATCTCGCAGACATCATTCTACAAGATGGAATGAACAAAATTGTGCAGTACAATGTATAGCTTGTAATTGTTTTTCACAAGGAGAGCAGTATAAAATGAGTATTTACATTGATAATAAATATGGGGAAGGTACTGCTGAATCATTAGAAATGGAAGCAAGGAAAATAGTAAAAATGTCTAGAATAGATTATGAAGAAAAGATAACTTATTATAAATCAATTGTTAATAAATTGAAATTAGAAAAAAATATAGAATAATTATAATGTTTATATTTGAAAATGATAAAGCCTATTTATGCTAATGTTGAGCATGAAATTTATGTTAGTGAATATTTAAATTTAATGTTATCTTTTGTGGATGAGTGTTCTTCAGATGTAAAGTATGATAATTTTTTAGATGTAGTAAATTTAATTATAGAGTATCACAATGCTTATGGTACAGATGTAGATAAGAGAGTGGGAAATTGGAATGATTGGTTAATGATACTACCTATTAATTTATCAGTTTGTTGTAATGGTTATTTTGCAGGTATAGAAACAAGAAGAAATAAAGAATCATTAAGTACATATAAAAGATTATTGGATAAGTATTTATCTGATTTAGTTTTAAAGTTATCTGATTTAGAACATAAAAATGACTAAGGTATATCAAGCAGTAGCAGATTGTAGAAAGACTTTTGTAAAGATGTCTTATAAGTTTACTAAAGACATAAACTATATTGATGAGGTAGTACAGGAATGTCTACTATATTTTATGCAGATGAATCCAGAAACTTTAAAAGATATTTGGATTAAGGATGGAGAGAAAGGTTTAATAAGGTACGGAGCAGTAATACTAAGAAGAAGTTTTACAAGCGTTAGAAGTCCTTATTATTATAAGTTTAATATTTATTATAAAAATTTAGATGAACAAGCAAGTACTATAACTTATGATATTGTTAAGACAGGGGAAACATCTAATCAAAAGCATTTATATAATATACCTAATCCAGAGGAATATGTACAATGGCAGAAACTAGAACAGATAGATAAAGCATTAGAATCGTTGTATTGGTATGATAGAGATGTTTTTAAGCTATATTACTATGAAGGTAATACTTTATCAGGATTAGCTAAAAAGACTGGTATAAGCAGGAATAGTTTATTTACTACAATAGATAAAGTAAGAGAACAACTTAAAGAACTTTTAGATGAATAAGTTTTTTGTCAAAGATGAAATTTATAAAGACAGAATAGATATTTGTAAGGCTTGTGATTATTATTTTAAGCCAACTGGAAGTTGTAAAGTTTGTTTATGTTTTATGTCTATTAAAGCTAGAATAGGGAATCAAGAATGTCCTCAAGGATATTGGTTAAAGACAAAAGAGATAGAGCAGCCTGATGATATACCTAATCATTTAGTAGAAGAAGTTAAGTTAGTTTGGAAAAATATAAATAAAGGAGTTGCAAAAAATCAAGCAACTAAAAAAAGAATGATTGAATTGTTTAATGTAATTTATGGAACAAATTATAATACAGGTACAAGTTGCAGCAGTTGCCTTAATGATTGTTACAAAGGAATTAAAAGAATATACGAAAAATATGAAAGATAAAACTCCAAATTATTATATAGGAAAAGTTTATGGTTATAAAGCATTTGATATAATAGAAGATTATAGTTTAAATTATAATTGTGCTACTGCACTTACATACATTTTAAGAAGTAATAGAAAACATAATAGTCCTGATGAGTGTTTGCAAAAAGCAATAGACCATTTAGAAAATGAATTAAAAATTTTAAAGAAAAAGAAAATAAGAATAAGTCATAATTAAAAAAAGGAGAGTAGGCAATTTTGCCATATAAAGATAATGGGTGTATAAGAGCATCCTTTAATTTTATTATTGTTACTCTCCTTTATTTTAAAAAATAATACTATGTTAAAATATCAATGTAATAAATGTGAAATACAAAAAGAATTAAGCAAAGTAGTAATGAAAGTTGTAAATTCTAAGGTTGTTAATTTAGGAACGGAATGTCCTGACTGTGGGGAATATATGCAGGAAGTAGAAAAAGAGTTTGGAGGTTTTCCTTCATTAAAAAGAACAGAGCCTACTCTATCTAATAAGAAAAATAATTTATGGAGTAGGGCTAAAGATACAATGTCTTGAAGTTTGTAATAAAGGATGATAAAGATAAGCAAAGCCTGATAAACTATTTAAAGGAGTTAGGTAATGATTATATAGTTGATGTAAAGAAACAAAGAAACAATAGAAGTAATATGCAGAACAATTATTATTGGAAATGTATAGTCCAAACTTTATCTAATGAACTAGGATATTTTCCTAATGAGATGCACGATATACTAAGGGCTAAGTTTCTACAAGAATGGGAGATGTTAGAGATAAACGATAAGAAAGTAGGTATAAGTAAGATAGGAAGTACTGCAACACTAAACACTAAAGCCTTTGAAGTGTATGCAGAACAGATAAGGATATGGGCTTTAACAGAATTAGGAATAAGATTAATGTTACCCAATGAATATAATTAGAAATTACTTTAATAACATAAAGAACATCTTAGTATACTTTGATTATCATAGCTTACTATTTTGGTGGTGTATAAGTGATTGTCTTAATAATCAAGTGTTATGGACTACACCAAGCTATTGGTTAGAATTAGGGCAGCCTAATACATACTGGTTATATATGACTTATTTTATACTAAGCCTAAGTATAGTAATATGTTTAAATAATTTAAACTACCTAATAAGATTTATAGGCATGTACTTAGTCTTATATTTGTTTTCAACTGTAAGATATTGTCTAAGTATTTATACTGAGGAAAACTTTGACTTATTAGATTTCAGGGCATTACTTATTACATCTTGGTACTTCTCTATGTGGCTATGGATATATCTTAAACTAAAAAAAGAACAATTACATAAAAAACTATTATGAATGATAACTTAACTACAATTATAATTACGGCTATAAGTGTTGTCTTTGGAGCAGGAGGTTGGAAGTTCTATGAGTTTCTTATTAAAAGCAAGAGAGAAAAACAAAAGGAAGAAAAGACAGAGCAAACAATATACAGAGATGACCTAAAGACAAGAGTAGATAAACTAGAAACCTATAAAGATGACTGTGTAATGTCTATGTTAGAATTAAAAACTGAATTAGCTAAGTTAAAAGTAACTGTAGAATTTCTAGAAAAAGAGAATAACATACTTAAAATCAAGCTACAACGATAAAACAAATAAGAGATATTTCTATTATATAGTATATCTTGATTAATCAAATTATTTCAAATGACACATGGGGGTAAAAGAGAAGGAGCAGGTAGAAAGGCTAAAGCTGAAGAACAGAAGTTAATAGAGAACTTAACACCTATGAATCCTGATGCTTTAAAGTCTTTAGAACAAGGCTTAAAGAACAGAGAACAATGGGCAGTTAAATTATTCTTTGAATACTTTTATGGTAAACCACAACAACGAGTAGATGTAACCAGTAATAGCGAAACACTTAACATACCTATAATAAACTTTGTTGAATCCGAAACTGAATAAAAAGTATAGTGCATTATTTTCTGCTAAGTCTAGGTACTATATTATAACTGGTGGTAGAGGCTCAGGTAAGTCTTATGCCGTTACTGTGTTCTTAACACTACTAACAATGACACAAGGGGTAAGAGTGTTGTTTACAAGGTTTACAATGGTGTCTGCTCATCTATCTATTATACCTGAGTTCTTAGAAAAGATAGGTCTATTAGGGTATGATAATATATTTAGTATCAATAAGTCAGAGGTTGTCAATACATCAACAAATAGTGATATATTGTTTAGAGGTATTAAAACATCAGCAGGAAATCAAACTGCATCACTTAAATCCTTACAAGGTATATCTACTTGGGTTTTAGATGAAGCAGAAGAACTTGTTGATGAAAATATATTTGATACTATAGATTTAAGTATTAGACAAAAAAATATACAGAATAGAATTATATTAATACTTAACCCTACAACTAAAGAGCATTGGATATATAAAAGATTCTTTGAGGATAGAGGAGTATCAGCAGGTTTTAATGGTGTTAAGGATAACGTTTGTTATATACATTCTTCTTATTTAGATAATAAAAAAAACCTTTCACAAAGTTTCTTAGATAGAATATATAGACTTAAAGATATAAACTTTAAAAAATATACTCATAAAATTATGGGTGGTTGGCTTGACAAAGCTGAAGGTGTTGTGTTTAGTAATTGGGTGTTAGGAGAATTTAATCCTGATGGTTTACAATCATCTTGTGGTATGGACTTTGGTTTCTCAGTAGACCCTGATAGTTTAACTGAGGTTGCAATAGATAAGAAAAAAATGAAGATATATATTAAGGAGCATATTTACAGAAATGGATTAAAATCGCACGAATTAGCACAAATAATACTTAAAAAGGTAGAAAACAAGTTAATTATTGCAGATAGTGCAGAGCCTAGACTTATAGAAGATTTAAGATATTTAGGTGTAAACATTAAGCCTGTTAAGAAAGGAACTATAGAAAGTGGAATTACTCGTATGCAAGACTATCAATTAATTGTTACACCAGAATCTACTAACATAGCTAAAGAATTAAACAACTATGTCTATGCTGATAAAGGTTCTAAGCTATATGTAGACAATTACAATCATGCTATAGATGGGGTAAGATATAATGTTATATACCATTTAGATAATCCAAACTTAGGTAAGTATTATGTGCAATAAAAAAGGTGCAACTTTAGAAGCTACACCTTTTAAAAAAACTTAAAACGATTATGAAAACATACAAATATACTATTTTAAACTAAATATCAATTAATTCTATTATATATTATGCAAGTAAAGATTAAGAAAGGAGGTAAGCAAAAAACATACAATCTAATAAATAGTTGGGATGATGTAACTCTTGAAAAGTGGGCTAAGTTAATGTACAAAAAAAATCAAAGTAATTCTAACGAAGCATTAGAAACTATAGCTGCATTATCTGATATACCCAAAAAACTTGTTAATGAGTTAGGCATAAATGATGTAGCTACTATTCTTAAAAGGATAGCTAAAATGCAAGAGAAAGAAAATACTAAACTTAAAAGAATTATTAAAGTAGATAATGTTGAGTATGGTTTTCATCCTAATCTAGAAGATATTACTTTAGGAGAATATGCTGACATTGAAACCTATTTAAAACTTGGAATAGAAAATAACTTAACTAAATTAATGGCAGTATTATACAGACCTATTTTAGAAAAGGAAGGTAAGCAATATTCTATTGAGGCTTATGATAGTAGTTCTACAAGGCTAAGAGCAGAGAAGTTTAAAAAGATGAAAGCAGAAGATGTAAATAGTTCATTGGTTTTTTTTTGGACTTTAGGGAACGAACTATTAATGACTTTGCCGTTATATTTAATGGAACAGAGTCAGGAGATACTCAACAAAGTCCAGATGAGCAATTTGCAGACAAATGGAACTGGTTTGGTGTAATGTATAGATTAACTAATGGAGAGATAATTAATTTAGAAAAGATAACTAATCTTAGTTTGTACGAGTGTTTAACTTGGCTAACTTATGAAACAGATTTAAATGAAACTAAAGCAGTAACAAAATGACATACTTTAAAGATTACAACAATACTATAGACACCTTAAAGAAATTAGGTCAGCAGCACTATATGATTAAGACAGTAACTACAGGAGATTTGTGGGAGATTGATTTATCTAAAAACACCTTTTTCCCTTTAATGCACATTAATCCAGTTAATGCAGTAGCAGGTAATCACGAGATGACTTTAAACTTTCAAATATTTATAATGGACTTAGTATTTCCAGACTTGATTAATGAGCAAGAAGTATTATCAGATTGTTTACAAATTTGTAATGATTTAATAGGTACGTTTAAAAATGGCGAAAGTCTATTATTATCTAATCAAGGAGTAAATGCTTTGCCTAAATACTTTACAGATGGAGATATAACTATAGAGCCATTCTCAGAAAGATTTGACAACTCAGTAACAGGTTGGGTTTTTACAATACCTGTAATAATAGAAAATGAATACAATACTTGTATAGCACCACAAGCAACAACTGATGCAATACAATAATGTTT